CTTCTTTGCCTGTCACTGTAGGACCATTAACAGGAATTCAGATGCAATTGCGTATTGATGTAATTGGTGAACCTTCTGTTGATGCAACTCTTGACTTTGGTTTTGATACTCAAGATATCTCTGTTCCGATTACATTAGATAGAATTGTACTATATGCTCCACCTCCTGAAATGCCATATGAAGAGGATTTAGAATTTCTTACTGATATTATTCCTTTGAAAGATGGAAAGGAACAAAGGATATCTCCTCGAAAGAATCCCCGTCAATATTTCAGATGGAATCATGTTATTGAGAATGGTCCTCATCTTCAAAGATTTCATAATATTATGTATGAGTGGCAAACTCGTACATTTGGAATTCCGATTTGGGATGATATGGTTTTTCTTAGTTCTGATGCTGCTGCTGGATCTGGATCTATTGATGTTACGAATACTCAATATACGGATTTTAGAGAAGGTGAGCTTATTGTAATTTATAAAGATGATACAATTTCTGATGTACTGACAGCCGATACAGTTGGATCAACTACTATCATATTACTATTAATGCTTATGATAAAGGAACTATTGTTGCTCCTTTGAGAATTGCAGTAATTGTTGGTCTTGTTAAAGGTTCAAGATACCCAACAATGCATAATAAAACATCTGTAACTTTCAGGGTGAAAGATAATGATGTAGACTTGGCTGATGTTTCTGCTTTTAGTTCTTATGATGGAAAGGTCCTGCTTGATGATCCAAATGGTCTTGTTGGACAAGTAAGAGAAGAATTTCAGCAAGATAAAATTACCATAGATAATAAAACAGGTATTACTTATGAAAGTAGTCCTTGGGGTCATAATAAGAGAATATCAAATAAAACTTTTGTTGCGGTTAATAGAGAAGGCCAATGGAATGTAAGAAGACTTCTTTATGCTTTAAGAGGTAAACAAGTTTCATTTTACCTTCCTACTTATTCAACTGACTTAACACTTGATCTTGATATTGCAAGTGGTCAACCTATAATGAATATTGTTTATATAGGCTATACTCAGTTTGTAGCTCAAAGATCAGGAAGAAATATTGTAAGAGTCAATTTTAAAGATGGTAGTACACCTGTAATAAAAGAAGTTCTTTCTTCATCTGTTGTAAGTGCTACTCGTGAAGCATTAACTCTGGATTCAAATTTTGCAAGTGATATTGATATGGATGATGTATCACGAATAGACTATATTGATCTTGTAAGATTTAATTCAGATAAGATTACTTTAAAACATTTAAGAGGAGATCGTATGGTGAAGATTTCCTCTCCTGTAATATCGGTGTTTGACTAATGGCCTATGATACATATGAAGATAGTGTAGAAGGTTCTCAACCTGTAGAAATTTACAGGATTATTCTTGGACCTGATAGCTACAGATATACTTCTGCTGAAGATGATGTAGTTATTGATGGTAATACCTATATTGCAATTCCAATAAGTAGAAATAAAATTGGAAGAGGTCAAGAAGAACGTAAAAATATGTTGACTCTTACTGTTCCTGGAAATAATGAAATTGCAATTCAGTATATTTCAAATGTTCCTGGTCAAAGAGGGCATGTTATTGTTCAAAGATATCAACGTCCTGATGGTGTTACTCCTGAAGTAATTACTCTCTATGAGGGTTTGATAGCATCAGTGAGTTTTGAAAATGATGCAACAGTTGCAAAAATAGCCGTACAGCCGATTAGTCAAGCTACTTCAAGAGAGATACCACGATTTGTTTATTCTGCTCAATGCAATCATGTCTTATATGATAGTGGTTGCAAAATCTTAAATACGAATCCTCTTTATAAACATAGTGGTACAATTACTGTTGTTAGTGGAAATACTATAACGGTTCCTGGTTTAAGTGGATTTGCGGCTAATTGGTTTAAAGCTGGATATGTTGAAGCATTAGCGGGTCTTGATTCAAGACCAATAATAAATCATTCAGGTGATGTTCTTCAGCTTCTTTTACCGTTTCCTTTTAATGGTGTTGGAAAATCAGTAGATGTATATGCCGGTTGTCCTCATACTATTGCCACTTGTAAAAGTAAATTTGATAATGTTATAAACTTTGGTGGGTTTGCTTTTGTACCTACTAAGAATATTTTTGAAACAGGTTTACTATAAATGAGTTTCTTTTTTACACTTTTTATATATGCAGTTTTGTTTGTTCTTTCAGATCTGCTACGTACTAAACCAGATCTTGAAAATGCAAAACCTGCTGGTCTTGGAGATTTTTCTTTTCCTACAGCTACGGAAGGAAGAGTTGTACCCCTCTTTTGGGGAACGACTCAATTCTCAGGGCCGAATGTGGTTTGGTATGGAAACCTTATTCAAGAAGCTATTACTGATAAAATAAAAACAGGAATGTTCTCTTCAAAGAAAGTCACTACTGGATATAAATATCATATTGGAGTTCAGTATGCCTTTGGTCGTGGTGGAGATGATTCAAGAATAAGAAGGATATGGATTGCTGATGATATTGTATGGAGTGGAACTGTAGTCCATGAAGGTACACTAACCATTGATAAGCCAAAGTTATTTGGCGGTAACAAGCTTGGTAATGGAGGGGTTGTAGGAACTCTACAATTCTTTGATGGAAGATCTACTCAAGTTGCTTCATCTTATCTTTCAACTTATCAGAAACAAGGTGGTGATACTCCTGCTTATAGAGGAGTTACTTATCTTGCTCCTTATATTGATCCTACCTATTTAGGGAATAGCACGAGTATTAAAACCTGGAAATTTGAAATTGACAGATTTCCAAATGGATTAGCATTAGGGAGTGGGAAGCATATTGTAAATAGTGCTGATGCTAATCCAATGAATGTTCTCTATGAACTCATGACCAATACTGAATGGGGTCTTGGATATGATGTAGCAGATATAGATACAACAAATCTATCAGATGCGGCAAATACCTTATATGATGAAGGAAATGGTTTTTCAATGCAAATTGAAAGAGCTATGCAAGCTTCTGAACTTCTTAAATTACTTGAGGCACAAGTTGATGGAGTAGTATTTCAAAATCAGCTTACCGGCAAATGGCAAATCAATCTTGCAAGAGATGATTATACTCCTGGAACCTTGAGAGAAATTACTAATGCAAAGGTAAAGAATTTTGCTCGTGGTTCATGGGAAGATACAACCAATCAAGTAAGAGTTCCTTTCTTCAAAAGAGCCGATAGCTATAAGAAAACTTATGGTATTGCTCAGGATATGTCAAATGTTGCCATTCAGAATGGTGTTACTGTAACAGCATCAGTAAATCATCCTGGAGTCAAGGATGCTACTCTTGCTAATACTCTTGCATGGAGAGATCTTCGATCATTAAGTTACCCTCTTGCAAAAGGAACTCTTGAAGTAGATAGAACATTTTATGATGTTCAACCGGCTGAAGTTCTTGAATTCACTGATGCTAATTTGAACTTTGATCGTCTTCCAATTCGTATGAGGAGAATTGATCTTGGAGAACTTGAAAACAACAAAGTAATCCTTCACTTTGTTCAGGATATCTATGCCTTTGAGCAAGGATCTTTTGATGATCCTCCTGACACAGGTTGGGAACCTCCTGAAGACGATCTCAATCCATTCGATGCAGATAAGCAAGTTTGCTTTGAAGCCCCTCGTGCGCTGGTATCAAGAAACCCTGAAGGTGGTGGCCTAATAGACCTCCTCTGGGCTGCTGCTCGAAAGAAAGGTGTGGAAGTTGCTTTCAAGATGGCCGAAAGACATTCTTCTGGTACTCCTTCAGGTCCATTCACTGAAATAGCTGAGATCTATGACTTCATGTATATTGGAAGTTTAAGTGGAGATTTGGATGCTGGTAGTGCTACTCCACTATCCACTTTGATTATTACTGCAAGCCCAGATAGTCAGGTAAATATTGAAGGGGCAATTCAAGACTTGATTGACCTGGCTCAACTTGGAACTGACCTTACCAATGTCATCTTGATTGATGATGAGTTCATGATGCCTCAATCTGCTCAAACATCAGGACCAGATATACAATTGAACAATATCTATCGTGCAGTATTTGACTCAGTACAAGATGATCATGCTTCAGGCGCAAAGGTCTATATTGTTTCTTATGGTGGAGGTCTTAGTGAAACAGCACTTCCTGCTGGACAGAATGTAGATGTAGAACTTCTACCTTTCTCTTTGTCTGATGAAGTTGCATCAGGTGTGCCTACGATTATTCAATTCACAATGGCTGATAGAATTAGGAAGCCGTATCCTCCAAGCTTCATTAAGCTCAATACTGTTCTTTGGGATGCCACCTCTGTATCATTTGAGTATGCTGGTAGTGATCCAGAGGATTATGGAATTACTCTTTTGATGAATCGAAGAGACTATAGAACAGCCGATGGAGGAGATGAAGTAGCAGCTATTGTGAATGATGCTTCAACTATCTTTGGAGATTTTCCAAGTTTCAATTCTACAAATTATGATATTCAAGTAAGAAATGATCCTGATGGATCAGATACTTTGCTCTTTACTGAGAATATATCAGGAGCCTCAATTGACATATTGAGACTTAAGATTCTGAAAGAGACAGATGGTGTTATTCCTTCAAAAATGAGGTTTGTCATTACAGCAAAGCATACATATGAAAGCGTTGCTTATGATGCGCTGCAAGATCTTTATTGGGATTTCACAATAGCTACGGCTTTGACAGGTGACTTTAATTTTAGTGCATTGGATACTTCTGATATATCCAATATTTATACGGTTGATCAGGCAGGAGTTCATAATTTTGTTTTGAGTTCAGCCTTTACAGCCGGTGATATTGAATATAGAGTCAACTCTGGTTCTTGGGTTCAATTGGTAGCAGCAGCATCTACTACAGGCGCTACTACAAGTTTATCTGTATCTGATACTTTAGAGGTAAGACACCTTAGTAATGATACTGATGCTTTGAAACAACTAACCATGACTGCTCCTGGTGGTGGTACTGATGGATATGCAATTTTGTTTACTTAAGATTGGAATAGACTAATGACAACTGGTAAGAGTAATGGTGTATTGATCAAGATGATATTGACCGCTTGTATAAGTGTTATTGCTACTGGTGCTACTACATGGTTTGCTTTTGGACAAGGTATAGTAGACCGTACTTATCTTGAACATTATGACAAAAACTTCTCCACCTGGGCAAAGGACAAGGACGTAATAACTGAAAGAATGAATCGTATCAGTGAATTGAATGTTGAAGCTTTGACCTTGATAAAGGAAGTTCAAAAGCAACAAACAATACTAAAGGACGATATGAAATATCATTTCAAAGAAGCTGAATTAGAAAAGAAGTTTGGCATAGAAAAGAAAAAGTGA